TGGAGAAGGAACTTGTCGCTATTAGTGAGGCCTCTGTTGTTGTACCAGCATCACTAGGTGCTATTGTTGGCGCTCTTATTGTCGCAATGATATGGGGTGCTAGTAAGTAAAATGGATCTTAACGAATTAGCCAAAATAGAAAAAGCTATAAAAGAAAAGTACGGTAAAGAAGCTATTGAAAATCCCAAGAATCATTGGAGCAAAGAAAAAGAGCAAGAATATTTAAAGCAAATGAAAGAGTTTTACAGCAAGCTTCAAGACAACGTAGGTGATAGAGAGAAGCGGCAGGGATATCTTATTTCCAAAAACTTTCAAAAAGTAAAATCAACAAGAGAGTGCAAGCATTGTGGCTCTTATTCTTTCAGTTCAAGAGACGATGTTTACTTTACCAAATTTGATTGTTGTTTTGATTGTTATATTCAGTATGTTGAAGGCAGGGAGCAGAGATGGTTATCAGGCTGGCGGCCTAATAATACTGAGGCATTTAATGATTAAAAACACTATTTATAATATAAAGCGAGGTTTTTAAATGGCTACTATACTTGATGTTATTAACGGAATTTCACAGGCGCTTTCAAAAAGTTATGATGGTGCCACCGATGAAGAAGGAGAGCCGATTAAAGCGGGTCTTAAAAGGGAAGAAGGAAACCCTATAATTGATTCCAGAGTTATGGATGGCTTTAATGCAAGAGTTCAGGGTGATAGATTAATTTTAACTTATCAGACTGACACAAAACTTAAAGAAGTTCACGGTACGTCTTTTGAGACAGATATACAATCAACAATGTCTGATCTCGTAAAGCACCTTAAAAAGGAATACCGAAATGCTACTGGAAGTTCTCTAACCCTAACAAAGGAGGGGGAGACGGATATCTTAGTCCAATATCTTTCAAGGGTCCGAACCACTGTAATAGCTACCGAAACTTTTAAGTTGACTCAAGGTCTCTTAGAAGAAGAAGGCGAGACAGGTCTTAGAGATACTTTTAAAAAGTTTTTGGAGCTTGGTGGCAACGCCAAGAAACCAAGCAACCTAAAAGCCAAGAGCGACAATTACAAACAGTTCAATCCATTTGAAATGCAGACGGGACAAAGAAATCCAGACCTAAAGTGATGTATGTCCGCACACCTTACAAAACAAGAGCTTCGTAAAGAAATAATCAAGTGCGGTAAGAATCCTGCATACTTCATTAATAATTACGCAAAAATCACACACCCCATGAGGGGCTTGATACCTTTTCATCTTTATAATTTTCAATCTCAGTTGCTTGAAGATTTTGAAGATTACCGCTTTAATGTAATTCTTAAGGCTCGTCAGCTTGGTATATCCACTGTGACAGCTGCTTATGTTGCGTGGATGATGATGTTTCACAAAGAGAAAAATGTTTTGGTCATTGCAACCAAGTTTAACACAGCTGCAAACCTGGTCAAGAAAGTAAAAGCCATAATAAAGAACATGCCCCAGTGGCTAAGGATATCTGAAGTATCAATAGACAATAGGACTTCTTTCATGTTATCAAACGGATCTCAGATTAAAGCATCCTCAACTTCTGGCGATGCAGGTCGTTCAGAGGCATTGTCTTTGTTGGTCATTGACGAAGCTGCACACGTTGAAGGTCTTGAAGAACTTTGGACTGGCTTGTATCCAACACTATCAACTGGTGGTCGCTGCATCGCACTTTCTACTCCTAATGGTGTGGGTAACTGGTTTCATAAAACCTATATTGAGGCTTCAAATAAAACTAATGATTTCTTTCCAACAAGTTTGCCTTGGGACGTGCACCCTGACAGAGATACAGAATGGTTTGAGAAAGAAACGAAAAACATGTCACGCAGGCAGATTGCTCAAGAGTTAGAATGTAACTTCAATATGTCAGGCGAAACAGTGTTTCACCCAGAAGACCTTGCCTGGATTGACTCAAATATTTGTGAGCCAAAGTATAGAACAGGTTTTGACAGAAATCTGTGGATCTGGGAAGAATTTCAACCTGGTAATGAATACTTGATCACAGCAGACGTAGCTAGAGGTGACGGTAGAGACTATTCTGTGTTTCACGCAATCAAACTTAGCAGCATGGAAATAGTGGCTGAATATCAAGGCAAGGTAACACCTGATATATTTTCAAAAATATTGTTTGATGCTGGTAAAGAATATGGCAACTGCATGATGATTGTTGAAAACAATTCTGTTGGTTTTGCCGTCCTTGATAAGTTGATAGAGAAAGGATATCCGAACATCTACTTCTCAATTAAGTCTACACATGATTATGTTGATCAGTTGGAGGCAGAATATAGGAGCAACAGTGTGCCAGGGTTTACCACTTCTTCTAAGACGAGGCCTCTAATTGTAGCTAAACTAGAAGAATTCATAAGAAACAAGCTAATTAAAGTGTATTCATCAAGACTTCTAAGCGAGATGAAAACATTTGTTTGGAATAATGGTAAAGCAGAAGCTATGAGATCTTATAACGACGATCTTATTTTGGCATGTGCTATAGGATGTTGGGTTAGGGATACTGTGCTTTCAGAAAACTCACATGCTTTAGAGTATAAGAAAGCCGCTTTGGGGGCCATGTTCTCAACAAAAACAAATTTAGATACTACTATTCCAGGTATGAATACCTATAAAAATAGAAGTACATTTGATACTATGGTAAAAACAAACAAAACATATCAAGAGTTTCCTTGGTTGTTCAAAGGGTAATTAAATGTCAGACAATACAAGAAGAATTAGAAAAGACAAAAAAAACACAAGGAACCCAGATAGCAATCTGTTTAAGAGGCTGACCAAACTGCTGTCTGGGCCAATTGTCCTGCACAGAACTCAGACAGCGAGAAGACTGAGAAGAAGGCAGTTAGACAAGTATGCGAATAGGTTCAAGTCAGCCAGTGGACAACAATTTAAAAAGACTGAATACAACCCATTTGACAATCTCATGGCTAATGTCATGTCCACTCAAACAAGGCTTGAGAGATATGTTGATTTTGATCAAATGGAATATACTCCAGAGATAGCGTCAGCTCTTGACATTTATGCTGACGAGATGACAACAAGTTCAGCCCTTCAGCCTCTTTTAACTATTGACTGTCCAAACGATGAAATTAAAAATATCCTTGACAACCTTTATCATAAGATTTTGAACATTGAATTCAACCTGTTTGGCTGGTCTCGTACTATGTGTAAATACGGTGACTTTTTTCTTTATCTTGATATTGATGAAGATCTTGGTATCAAGTCCGTTATTGGCTTGCCAGGTCAAGAGCTTGAAAGGTTGGAGGGCGAAGACAAAACAAACCCTAACTATGTTCAGTATCAGTGGAATAGTGCTGGTATGACTTTTGAGAACTGGCAGATATCTCATTTTAGGATCCTTGGTAATGATAAGCACGCTCCTTATGGGACAAGTGCACTTGAGCCTGCCAGAAGAATCTGGAGGCAGCTAACCCTTCTTGAGGATGCTATGATGGCTTATCGTATTGTTCGCTCTCCTGAGAGAAGAGTTTTCTACATTGATACAGGTGGCATTGCTCCACAGGATGTAGAGCAATACATGCAAAAAGTTATGACAAGTATGAAAAGAAATCAGGTTGTTGATCCAAAGACTGGGCGTGTTGATTTAAGATACAACCCAATGTCTGTTGATGAAGACTATTTTATTCCTGTTCGCGGTCAAGTCTCATCAAGGGTGGAAAGCTTGCCTGGCGGCACGTATACTGGCGACATAGACGATGTAAAATACTTAAGAGACAAGCTGTTCTCCGCCTTAAAGATACCAGCATCGTACCTTTCTGCAGTTGATGGTGGTGAAGAGGACAAGGCTACTCTTGCGCAGAAAGATATTAGGTTTGCTAGAACTGTGCAGAGACTTCAAAGATCTATTGTTACTGAACTTGAAAAGATTGGCCTTGTTCATCTTTATGTTTTGGGTTTTCGCGGTGTAGACCTTACATCTTTTAAGGTTTCTTTATCAAACCCATCAAAGATTGCAGAACTTCAAGAACTGGAGCATTGGAAAGTCAAGTTTGAAGCTGCTTCAAATGCTACGGAAGGATACTTTAGCAAAAGATGGGTCGCTGCAAACGTGTTCAACATGTCTGAAGAAGAGTTTCTTAGAAATCAAAGAGAAATCTTTCATGATAGAAAGATTGAAGCGGCACTTGAAGTTACTGCAGAAAAGACACAGGCTGAGCTTTCTGCAGGTGGTTCTGGAGCACTTGAAGGACAAGCTGAAGCAGGCGAAGCTGGCGAGGACGCTTTCTTTGGCTCTGGTGCTCCTGATGGTGGTGATCCTGCGGGTGGTACAGGTACCGTAGGCGATGAGCCAGAACTCGGTGGTGACGCCGCAGCCGCAGGTGGTGATGAGCCTGATTCTAATTTATTGGCTGCTCCTGGCAAGCGTGATGATGAGGATGAGGTTGGCACTAGAGGTAGGACGGCTTCTCAGAGAAGGGAAGAATACGATCAAGTCAATCACGATGGAAGGCGAACAAATGCAAGGCACCGTGCAGCTCTTGCTAGTTCTGGACTAAAAGGCGGCACGGCTTCATTTAGCTCAACTCAGCTGGGCTTGCACCCATACAAGAGAGATTTAGATAGCCTTATTGGTCTTAATGGTCTGAAAGAGTCTAAGAAGACTACTTATAATAAGGAAGAAAAGATAATCAGTGATGTTGGTCAAGAGATGAGACTGCTGATAGAAAACCTAGAATTGAGGGACAAAAATGAAAATAAAGCATAACAAGAAAAGAAACACCGCTTTTGTTTATGAAGCTTTGATTAGAGAACTTACTAAGGCAGTAATCAAAGAGGATATGGACAGAAAGCAAATGGTTGCTTCAGTTATCAGAGAGCACTTTAACAAGGGTTCTGAATTAAAGAAGGAGCTTGAAATTTACCAAGGCGTAGTTGACACTAAGGGTCTTGAGGAGTCAATCATTCAAAAGATTCTATCAGAAGCGAGAATTGATTTTGAAAAGTTAAATCAAGACAGGATCTTTGCTGAGCAATCAAAGCTTATCAATACGATTAATAAATCTCTTGGCGTACAAGTTTATGACAATTTTGTTCCAAACTACAAAGACCTAGCCACTGTTTATTCTATTTTCAACAAGTCAACACCTGCAAAGAATAGAGTTCTTTTAGAGCAGAAGCTTGTTGATAGCAACTCAGTGACATCTGATAACAAGAGTAGCACAATCAAGGAACCAATTGACAACCTTGTTTACAAGTCATTTGTAAAAAGATTTAATGATAAGTATCACACAAGTCTTAACGAGT